TATATTTCCTATCTTGTTTAAATAATCCTCATCTACTTGCTTTATCCGTTCGGGGATAGCCGATAATTGTATTATACGCTGCTCACGACTGGCGCGTACTGTCTTAGCCTTTTCTATTAATTGCGCAGCGACTTGTTGCTCCTGCATCAATGTGGTTATATCTTTCGGAACTGTGAATTTTTCCACATCGCCGGACGATAAATTATTTTCGGCCTCTGCACATAACGAATTATATTGCTTTAATTCACGATTTGAAAACAAACGTTTGTCTTTCAAATCTATTACCTCGGAATCAATTTCGGCTATTCTTTTACGCACTTTTTCCGGTAATAAGGACTTAACAACTTCTATTTGTTTCCGTCTTCCTTCTGCCGTTTCTGACCATCTCGAAAACTCTACTGCATCAAAATCGGTATAACCGAATATTTTCTGTAACATGCTTACATTATCAGAACGCCTGCCACTACTCTTTTGAGTTATTGAAAGCGTTCCGCGTGGATTAGATTTAGTATAACGTAATTCAACCTTATACTCCTCGCCATCATCTCCGATAACCATTCGCGCAAAACCTTTATTTTCGCCATTCTTTAATACGGCATCTCGCGCTCCAGTAAGCAAAGCTCCAATCGCTTTTAAAACAGTACTTTTGCCTAACTCATTATCTCCGGTAATAAAATAGACATTACCTTCAAAATCGGCGTTAAACTCGCTAATAACTTGAAAATTTACAAGTTCTAATCTTTTAATTATCATACTCTCTTTTTTGTTTTAATACTAAGAATCCGCTTAGACGGTTGTTGAACTTTCAACAATGCAAAGATATAATTTGTATTTTAAATGCGCAAACTTTTTTTTAGAAATTAAGATGTAATTAAAATAACTCCTTTTGCACTTTTTCCGGAATATTTTCTAAAACCCAATTTAATTTATTCTGTAACATATACCGGCCAAAGTGCATAATCAAAACGGCATCAGCATTCCACAAAGTAGGCGTTATATTCGGATATAATCTACAGGCTATTTCTTTATATCTCCGTTTCCGGTCTGCTTTTTCTTCATGAAACCCTTTTTTAATGATTCTAATTTTTAATTCACTTTGCCATTTTATCGGATGCACCATAACAAAAGGGATTCCGCACAATTCTATTAATATTTTTAGTTTCTCGTATTGTGCTAACATCTTTTGTATCCTATATAGTTTTCCCAAATTCAAACTATCTTCCGTTTGTTGTACGACATCGTCCGGCCTAACGTTTAATTTTTCAAGAAATATAATAGGGCAGCAAATACTCTTTATATAGCGCAAATAATCCGTCAAATCTGACAACTCTTTAGGCATCTTTAAAACATCAACCTTTTGCCCATAAACACGATACACCGCGATTCCACCATTAGCTCCGGGGTCTATCCCTATAATACAATCCACTTTCATACGTTTATATATTTATCTATCTGTATTTCATTCTTTACCATATAATCGAAGGCCTTCTTTATAGCTTTCAAACGGGCTATATTATGCGCTATCACCGTCAAATCATCAGCCTTTAAGCCTTTCTTCTGTACGTTCAACGCGGTATATTTATTAATCAGACCAATAGAAACACGCCGCATATATTCATGATAGGCAGAAATTTCTTCCTTTTCCGTAACCTTAACGCCATCAGCAAAACCGCAACGATGCAACCAATCAAAACAAAGTCTTTCGCCAACTAATGACATTCTTAGACGACCAGTGTATTTATATTCCAAGAAATAAGCCCTATTCTTGTTTCGTGTAATCTGAATTTCTTTAATTTGGTCTATGATTGGAATTTCTTTTCGTTTTGCAATCTTATAAATCCTCTCAAAAGTTACATTTTGTCTTTTTATAAATGCGTTCAATACTTTGCCGAAATAATTCGCGTTAAATTGTTGATAGTGTCCACTATCCGCATTACCGGAACTGTTTCGCGGCAGATAATCATTCAACTCCCCAACGGATAAAAGTTCAAACGCAGTCATAACGTCAGATAGTGTAAGATATGAGTAATACTTCACGAGCATGGATAAAATGCGCGACTGTATATATTGCCAATCTGTTTCACTTTTTGGTATTACATACCCTACATCAATAGCAATCAACTTAAATATACGCGAAAAATTAGCGACTAAAACTTCCTGCGGCGTGCCTTTTATCTGTCTTTTGGTTGACGCTTTAAATATCTGATAGTCTATATCTGACAAATCTTCCCTTTTTATTTCTTTGAATAGTTCGCGACGCTTTATAATCGCTAAGGGTTGATGCTCTTTATATAATTCTATCTCTTTCATACTTATTCAAAATCTTCATTTAACACACCTAACAAATCGCCGTAAGATAGTCCGCTATTTCCAAGTATCACGCTTTTTTCCTCGCCTGAATCGGAAGTATATTTTATCTGGCCTCGCCTATAATCAGCCCTGATAATGTTTCGTGTTTGCGCTATCCAGTCTTTTTGCATACGTCCTTTGCTCGCGCTCCAATCTTTTACGACGTTGTAATAATACACTAAATCGACTTTCTCAAATTCCGGCGTATTGAAACACTCGCGGAATAATTCAAAATCAAAGAAACGGCTTTTTTCAAAAAGACATTTATTCTTTTCCGACGTTCCGCGTATTTTTTCTCCTTCCTCTTTTTGTGGTATATCGCCAACGAAAGCAAAAAAGCCATTTTTTGCGTTATTTGATTTATTGTTATTATAGTCATTGTTATTAATAGTATTCTTATATAAGGCGCGGACCGTTTTCGGTCCACTTTCGGACCGTTTTCGGTCTAAATCCGGACCGTTTTCGGTCTCTTCATACCGTTTTCGGTCTAAATCCGGACCGTTTTCGGGTTCTTCGGACCGTTTTCGGTCTAAATCCTGACCGTTTTCGGGTTCTAATTTCCCATAGAGCCTGCATTTATCCGTAAATGCAATAACCTTTTTATTTCCTAACTTGCTAAGAATGAAATACCCCTTATCCGCAAGGGCTTTTAGGTTTTTCTGAACGCGTTTAGCACATCCAAATACTAAAGGGAAATCTTCTGATACTTTTTTCTCCGAATACCAGTAATATGTAACACCATCAATACAATAACCATTGCACCAACGAGGGAAAGTAAATACAACCGCCATACATGCTGCTTCCGTTAATGTCAAATCTTTCCTACATGCAAAATTTTGGTCTATTAATAAGCTATATTCCATATAATAAAAAAAAATGCAGGGCTTTCGGCGTCCACTCCTACTCACCCGCATTTAATATTTTTCATTTAACGCTATAATGTGGACGGTTTATAACGCCTTTTCTTTTGCAAAGATACTATTTTTATTTTATCGTCCAAAAACATCCTTAAACTTTTCATCTAAAAAAGAAAGTATTCGCATCCGTATAGATGGGTCTATACAACAGTCCGTAGAATAAAAACGAGATATTAAAGCCTTACGGGAACCGCAAAAACATCCACAAGTATAAAACGGCTCTATATTGGGATAATTATGTTTATACCATATATGATTGGTCCCGTTTGTTGCTACGTATGTTTTGGTAACTATAAATTTATACTTTATAGGCTCATCCGCATTCGGGTTACCTGCCGCGCTACGTCTCACGTCGTTATCTGAATCCTTTGCCAATTCGGCCAACACGGCAGCGGATGTATTCGGGTTACCGGCCGCGCTACGTCTCACGATACAATGGGAATCCTTTGCCAATTCGGCCAACACGGCAGCGGATGTATTCGGGTTACCTGCCGCGCTACTTCTCACGTCGTTATCTGAATCCTTTGCCAATTCGGCCAACACGGCACCGGATGTATTCGGGTTACCTGCCGCGCTACGTCTCACGATACAATGTAAATCCTTTGCCAATTCGGCCAACACGGCACCGGATGTATTCGGGTTACCTGCCGCGCTACGTCTCACGATACAATCTGAATCCTTTGCCAATTCGGCCAACACGGCAGCGGATGTATTCGGGTTACCGGCCGCGCTACGTCTCACGCTCCAATCTGAATCCTTTGCCAATTCGGCCAACACGACACCGGATGTATTCGGGTTACCGGCCGCGCTACTTCTCACGAGCCAATGTGAATCCTTTGCCAATTCGGCCAACACGACACCGGATGTATTCGGGTTACCGGCCACTCTACTTCTCACGATACAATCTGAATCCTTTGCCAATTCGGCCAACACGACACCGGATGTATTCGGGTTACCTGCCGCGCTACTTCTCACGATACAATGGGAATCCTTTGCCAATTCGGCCAACACGGCACCGGATGTATTCGGGTTACCGGCCGCGCTACGTCTCACGCTCCAATCTGAATCCTTTGCCAATTCGGCCAACACGGCATCGGATGTATTCGGGTTACCGGCCGCGCTACGTCTCACGATACAATCTGAATCCTTTGCCAATTCGGCCAACACGGCATCGGATGTATTCGGGTTACCTGCCGCGCTACTTCTCACGCTCCAATCTGAATCCTTTGCCAATTCGGCCAACACGGCAGCGGATGTATTCGGGTTACCGGCCACGCTACGTCTCACGTCGTTATCTGAATCCTTTGCCAATTCGGCCAACACGGCAGCGGATGTATTCGGGTTACCGGCCGCGCTACTTCTCACGAGCCAATCTGAATCCTTTGCCAATTCGGCCAACACGGCAGCGGATGTATTCGGGTTACCGGCCACGCTACTTCTCACGTATACACTCTCATTTCTTAAAAACTCTTTTTTCCCCATATTCATTTATCTATTAATTTAAATGGTTTATATGATTCTTTTATTTTCTGTATATTTTCATCGCTTTCATTTGGAACTATTGAAACAACCGGGTACCGTGAATGGGTATCAGGCTTTTGCGATATACAAAATTGTACATTCATATCCCATATAATCCCCCGAACAAATCCCCTTTCATATAACACGGCATCGAAAATATCGCGTATATTGGGGATAGTTGAGGCGGCTCCCTTTGTTACAAATGTCCATACTCCTGCGATTCCCTTTATTAAGGGTATTATAAAGGTCATAGTTAGTGTTATATCCCACCCATTATCTCCCCGTCTTGTGCGTCTATTAGGATACTTTTTAGATACATTTTCCATTAAGTTGGGATATTCATTCACATTTAATGCTGTGTATTGCATACCGTCCCAAACATGGAACGTCTCGCCATCGCCATACGCTACACGTGCTCCTGCGTCGTTTCTATATTCATACGATTCATTACATACGTTTTGCGCTTCATCATCCGGAAATATTATTTGTATAGTCTGCGGCCTATCTCCATATACCTTGTGAAATAGCCCTGCATATTTCCCCCTTGCTATAAAGTAATCCACACTTTGCGGCAGTCCTTTATCATTTTTCAATCCTACACAAATAGACCCTATTCGGGGGAATATAAGTTTATTTGTTTTCGGAATCTGTTTTTTTATTCTCCCACTTACCATATACAACCCTTTCAAATAAAACATAAAAATAAGTCTTACTATATCCGTTATAATCAGTCTTCCGCATCGGGCATATCTGTTTTATATACCATCCATCATTACAGCTTGGATTAATTTCGTGTATATACTCAAAATATGAAACTTTTGTTTCACGATTCGGCATCAGTGAAAGTATATATCTTATTATCTTTCTCATATCTCTAAATTATCATTCAATAATTTTTTAATCACTTGTTTATTCTCTCTTTTTTTTGATTCTGCGGCCTTTTCTTCTTCTTTGCGTATGGTAGCACCTTTTTTGGATTTTACCGCCGTAGAAGGCTTTTTTGTGCGTTTATTGGGCTTGTTTTCTTTTTCTTCATCATCTATATTAGAAATATTCTTTTCGGGTGCAATTTCTTTCTTATCTGATTTTTTGCTTTTCACTAAATCAGATAAAGTTAAGGAAGTTATATTTTCATTCAAATTAGAATCTGAATCCAAATCAATAACGCCACTAACGACCGTGAAAACATTGTCTTTCTTTTCGTTTTCAATAGAAGCCAATTCTAATAATGCCGGAATTTTCAAGGCGTTAGGGCTATCTGTTTGATTTTTCAAATTGTAAGTAGGATTTTTGCGCCAATCTTTCGGACTAAAATTATATACTCTTTCTATTGAAGTATCCGGATAATTTTCTTCCCACATTTTTTTATATAAATGCGCCTGTATTTCGGCTTCCTCATAAAAACCCTTCCGACCGCTTTTAAAGTCTACTATTGCGTTTATCCGTTCATTACTCCCTGGACGTACTAACATAGTACAAACTAAATCAATCATGCCAGCGTAACCGATTGGATGCGCTAAAGCAATCTCCACTGCTAACGGCTTTACATCGTAATCCGTTATAAATTGGGCAAACGCTAACACATCTTTTTTAAGTTGGTCCGCATAATAAATAAAGTCGTTAGGAAGGCTTTTATTCTCTATATACGCTTTTAGTTTATCTTTTAAGCCGTCTAAATCATAAACACGGTTTATTAATAGTTCCTCAAACGCAGCGTGCATAAATGTACCATAGGCTGCGCGTTCGTCTCTATACCTTTCCGCTTCTTCTATACCTTTCTCCGCAATCCAATTAATCAGAAAAGGCGATTTAGGTAATGTTTGTGATAAAATCGTAGTTACAGAGGGATAAAATTTCGGAGTTCCTGTATCATCAAATAGATAATAATACCTTTGCCCGTTGCTATTGAGTTGAAACAGCTTGTATCCCGGCTCTATCAATGCAGTAGAATCGAAAAATAAAGCTTTCATTTCTTCCGCAGTCATACCCGGATAAATTTCAAATACTTCATCTTCATTTTGTTCTAATGAAAACGGCGACTTAATTTCTTTTTCTTTCATGATTATTTTTTATTTAGTTCGTTAATACATGCAATCACAGTAATTATACATGGCAAGGCCAAAAATAATAAAGTCGGATTATAGAAAGACGTACAGATAAAAACAAGCCCAAATAAGCTAAACAGAATCAAAATAGCTTTTAATTGGAACTCATTAGATAAGGCATACTTAACCAATCTTTCTAATACAGACATAATACATGTTTTTTTCATTGTATATCCTCCTATTATTTTTTATTTGCCTTATAAAAGGCATCATATAAATTATTTATTATTTCAATATTTGATTTTGATTTAGAAACAATTACACACTTATCCCACCCATTATAAGATAATTCTATTTTGTATTTTATATTGTTTCTATCAAGGAAAGAAGATACTTTATTAATTTCCTCGCTATTATCTATTATATTACTGAAAGATAATCCGCGTGTCGTTAATACATTTGCAGAAAAGTCATACCCCAACATTATAGCAAGCTTCCATAGCTTTTTACGTATAAACCAAATCTCACCCATACAAGTACACTCCTTTTCAGTGATATTTGGATTAAGAATATTAATTGTTTTCATATCAGTTATTTTTTGTTTTCCGGAAACCCGTCCGGCCGGTTGTTGAACTTTCAACAATGCAAAGATATAATTTATATTTTAAACGTGCAAATTTTTTTTTTAGAAATATCTATTTTTTTTTTTCGTATCATAATTAATCGCCTTTCTCCTTAATCCGTTCCAAAACATCCCTATTAGCTTCTAATATTTCATCAAAAGAAGGAATAGGCATCCACGCAATTTCTTCGTAATACATTGCCGATTTCGCCGCCCAATTTCCATTTATATAAATATTTTCCGATACAAAATATTTATCATGATGTTTCATTCTATTAAGAACTAATACTTTTTCTTTGGATTCCGGCAAACGTTCTTCTACACTTATCCACGAAAAATGTTTTTTCATCCATTCTGCACCACTGGCAAAAGCCTGTTTATCTAAATTCATAATTCAAATAGTTCTTTTTGTTTATATACATTGCCGTTTTTCAGTCTCACTTCACCCAAACACTCTTCCCGAAAGCGTTTTTCCTGCGCATCGAAATATTCTTTGTCTATTTCAGTTCCCCAAAAATCAAAACCCATTTTATAGGCGGCTATTCGGCTGCTCCCGCTACCCAAATGAGTATCTAAAATCCTATTCCCTGGTTTAGCAAATGTTTCTAATAGGAATTTATATAAGGCGACCGGTTTCTGCGTCGGGTGTATCCTTACCTCTTTATTTTTCATATCCTCTTGTAGAAATCCGCTCCATCTAAAAGCAAACAATTTCGCAGATTTATTAAAAGAGGTCCACGCTAATTCACAGTCCGCAAAATCTGTTTTCCCGTTTTTCTTATCCCATACGACCCAGCACGGACTATCATACGGTATTTGTGATATAAAATGATTTGCACCGAATATTATTTGATTCTTTGACACTCTCATTAATTCATCAAATAAATGTTTTTGGGGTTTAGCTCTATCCCATGTTTTAGGCGTGTACTGTTTTGCTTTTGCTCTATTGCCTCGCGAATGGTTTTTTAATCCATCTTCACCTATCCCGTAGGGAGGGTCTATTATTGCTAAATCATAAAAAGCGTATGGAATATCTTTCATATATTCCATACAGTCCATATTATATACTTCGCTTATCGGCATTTTATACGACTTTATTTTATATATCATTTTTAGTACCTAATAAATGCTTTGTCTGTTCATTATACGGAATACATTTAATATAACTTTCAGATACGCATCCATACCGAAAAATATCTTCCTTATAATTACTGAAAAAATCGGCTTTCCATTCATCCATATTATTCAAATCCGAAAAGGAAGTTCGGCGTACAATCGCATTCATGACAAATAATATTAATCCATTCCGGTTTAATTCTTTGCGTCTTTCCTCTGCATAAATTTGACATGTTTACGCGTTGCGTGTTTTCATTCGCGCCACTAAATAACTTTTTCGCGATTTCTTGTTTTAACACTTTCTTTCCGTTAGCCTCTGATTGGGCAATAGCTTCGTTTACTTTCAATCTCATTTCTATAAGTTTTAAAAAATTCTTGGTTTATCATTAATATATAGTCCGCAATTAGGGCACATTTTTTCTACCCATTTAGGCGGCTCTTCATCATCATATAAACTACATTCGTAATCCGTAACCTCCATAAAAGAACCGCATTCGGGGCAGTCTCCATCACCTAATAATGTTAGATTCATTAAGTCCATATAATCACTATATTTTATACGGCTTATTCCCATATCTTTAAACACATCTAATATATCTAATATCAATGTATCTAAATCTATACATTCTCGGAGAGTTTTACCGAAATAAAAAGAATCATTTATTAATATATCCCATTTCGGGCAATAATCAATAATAATACTTGATATTGTTTCCGGCGTTTTACTGGCTCTGCCTGCCAAATGCTTTAAATTCTTATCGTCTTTTACTTTCATTTCTCTCCCTTTCCTTTGACTATGCAAATTTAATATTTAAATATAACATGTGCAATTTTATTTTTAACCACTCGTATGAATATATAATTTTTATATTCATGATAGAGGATATATAATTTAATATAGTATCTTTGTGGCGTCTATAAAATGAAACTCTCTTTTTTCTTGGCTGATAGGTTTTTCTTTGTTGTTTACCTATCAGCCTTTTATTTGCCTTATTCCCATATCTATTATTTTTTGTTTTCCGGAAACCCGTCCGGCCGGTTGTTGTCTAACTTAGAAAGCTTTGGGCTTTATAGCTTCATTTAATCGGATACCGAACCCTCATTAAACCCTTCGGATATACTGTCCATCTTTATCCTCTTACGGCTTTCGCCTTATAACCGGTCGTTTTGGATACTCTTAGTCAACCGGTGGGGGCTTTCTTTGTTTGACACTACAAAGATAGTGCGTTTATTTTAAACGTGCAAATTTTAGATTAAAAAAAGAGGGATTTTTTTCAAAAACAAAAATAAGTCATTAAAATAATACTTATTTCAGGATAATTTTAAATTTAAGCGACTTTCTAATCGAAACAATGTATTTATATACCTACAACAAGAAAAATGTCTTAGAATTGATTTTTTAAAGCCCAAATAAAAAGAGGGCGAAAAACCGCCCTCCACTAATACCTAAAAATAGATGATGAAAAAACTTCTTAACTATTAACTAAGCACTACAAAGATATATTTATTTCCGGATAGATACAACTTCTACGCCTTTTATTTCTGTATATGGATTTTTAGAGACTATATTAAAGCTTCTTTCTTTTATCTTTTTTGTTTTCCATAAGAAGCTTAAAAAACGCTTATATATAATAGTCTCGTACAATATTAAACTATCCCTTATTTGAATGTCTCCTATTAAGGTATCGTTATATACGCACGCCTCTATATTGGTCCATGAATCACGAAAAGATACACAAGGTATCAATTTGTAGGCCGTATCGCCTGGTATATATATAAGGCTATCTTTTACCTGTGCTCTAATCTTTATAATAGTTTCGGCTTGAATCTTACTAAAATTTTGTAGTTCCTCATTTTTCCGCTTTAGTTTGTTTATTAAGTCTGCATCTTCCTTCATGAACCTTTCGTAATCCTGAATGGAAAGCTCCAAAACCCCAACTTTTGCGGCGTTCAAACTATCTTTTGTTTGGTACCGGTAAACGTCCTGCAATAACGTTTCCGTGTTGGTTCTGTATTTGTCCCTTTCCCCTGTTAACTGATTTATCCGGGAACGTTGCACCCATATAGTGACAACGGCGGCAACCGCCAAAGCAATTGCCGCAATTATAATATACTTTTTCATGGTTCGTTAGCTGTGTAAACTAATTGGCTGCTTCCCTCCGTTGTGCTTAACGTCAAAATGTATTTGCCGCCATCAACAAAGATTAATCCGTTTATTTCGTCCTCTGATACCTCAATTTGAGTAAATGCCAAAACAACCCCATCAATAAAAACTTTCGGCGTGTTGTGCAATGGGTCTGCATTTGCCGCCGTAATGAAATTGTTTATATCCTCCTGCGGGTTGGTTACTTTCTTTGTGTTTTCTGCGTTATCCTCAACGGTAACAACGAAAATATCATCATTTCCGTTTATTATCGCCTCCAACAACGGCGTAATACTTAACCCGGCTTGGGTTCCTTGACTTGCAACGAACTTTTGCAAGTATTCTTTTTGTTCCTGCTTTGTCATAACTGATTATTTATTGTTATACTTCCATTTATAGCCTCCTGCGCTTTTTCTATTTCCTTTTAATACCGAAACAATATTTCCTTTGGAAATACTCATCTTTCCTGCCGCTTCAACAATACTATTATAACTACACACATATTTGCCACTCATTGTATATTGAATAACTGATTTTTTAGTATTGTCAATAGCCCTTTTATTTCTTGTACCAAATTTCATATTATATTTATGGCTGCACCATTCTAAATTATCTGCATTATTGTTTAGTTTATTTTCATCTTTATGATTTATTTCTTTATAACATTTTGGATTTGGAATAAATGCCATTGCAACCAATCTATGAATATAAAAAAGTCTTTCATTCAGTTTAACACGCAAATAACCATTTCCATTATTTACGCCTTTCAATTGCACATTGTTAATTAAAGAATAAACATTTCCATAATTACTAATTTGATACTTTCCACCACTTCCGGGAATTTCTTTCCATATTTCCATATTATACCGATATTAAATTAGCCGATAAAAGAAGCGGGAAAAGGCTATCGGCTTGCCCTTGTCATTCGGTAGCTACTCCGAACTATTCCCGTCGCAAATTTAGTATTAAATTATTTTTTTAATGGCTAAACAATGAATTTTTGCAATTCTGTTTCTAAATTCGTTATCCAACATGTATTTGCAATCCTTTTCATTATCAAAGAAAAAGTTTTCGGATAATACCGCCGGGCAAACCGTATGTTTCAGAATATAAAATTGGCTTTCCTTGTCGGGGTCTCCGTCGCTTGTATCTTTGCGTATTTTCCAACCGTCCGGAGCAAATTCTTTTTCAGCCTCTTTATATAGTTCCGTTGCTATCAAATCGGCTTTTGTTTGGCCGACGGACGTATAAGCCTCCCAACCGGTGCCACCGCCTGCGTTTGCGTGTACGCTTATAAGAAAGCATTTACCGGAGGTCTCTGAATATATCGCGTTTGCACGCTTACAACGTGCCGACAAAGATACATCTTTTGTCTCCGGTACTAATATTCTATACTGAATTCCTTCTGCCTCTAACATCGAACTAACACGCTTGACTATATCACGGTTGAACTCCCATTCAAACAACTGCGTACCATCGTCCCAAACCGGCGAACGCTTACCGGCTGTATCAATACCGTGACCTCCATCAAGAATTACAACTTTACTCATTTTCGTTTTCTCCTTTCTTTTTATTGTTTTTGTCGGGGTCGTCCCCAAATTCTTTTTCCACTCTTTCAATTATCGGTTGCAAATGCGACGGCAAAGCCCTTGTAAACTCCAAACGGATAACATGGTAAATAATACGTAATGCCAAATTCCGGGGGTACGCAACAATAAGATTGCGGAACGCATTTTGCAAATAAACGTACATAAACACATAAGTAAGCGATTTAACAACTACAATTGCCGCTTGGTCGTCGCCGCAATTTTTCATAATGAAAAAAATCGCCTCCACAATAAACAGATACAAAAGCAATTCGCACAATGCGTTTTTGAACTTTCGGAACGAAAAGTTTTTGCATCGTACAATCGCCACGCCGTCCGCCCTCATGCCCGCCCAAATATTGAACGCAAACATTACTACTAACGCATAAACAAAATCTTTTGTCGGGGTTAAATACCCAAATAACGGGCTAACCGTGGAAATGGCGATTATACGCCATTGCTCCCAATTAAATATTTTTTCCATATTATTTTAATAAAACATTCATCGGGAAATCAAATCTATATCCTTTATCTAATGCCCATGCAAAAATCGTTTCTGCATCTGAAGCAAACTGCATAAAATTCCATTCGTGACTAAAAACTATCATGTCAAATGCTTGCATTGACCCACCGGCACTATTATAATAATTCAAACAGCCCTTAACATTGCTCCAACGCTGTTGTATTTGTTCTAATCTGAAATCAGTTTTAAATATACACAATTGGGTTTCACTATCGTAATATCTATCTCTTGCATCTAAATATGTTGACTGCTCATCAGATAAATAATAATTAGTTTCTCTTGCTTCTTTGTTGTAACTCCAATCGTCGCAACCCAAAAAACCTAAACAACCACAATTTGCGTCCCTTTCTCCTCTGCAACTTTCTAATGTACCTTTAAAATAGTCATTTCGTGGCACACGGTCTATAATATCATAGTTCCCTATTGACGTCATTATACCATTTACAAAGTCATTCCACCATTGTTTACCGTTTTCATAGGTAGCTGTTTTCCAACTTTCACCATTTCCGTGATAACCGAATTTCATCCAATCCTTATTGTATATAAAATCATTTTTAAACTTTGCAGGAATATCGCTCATTGTTCTTTGTACATATAGACTAACGGTTATTCCAAATTTCAAATGCCATTCTCTTAATTTTGCAAACGTTGAATTATCAAATATTGAATTGTATGTATTCGCATTTGTCACAATATCTGCTATTCCATCTTTAAAATCATCTAAACTAAAATGAAAGAACTTGTTAGCGTTTTTCCTTTCTATCTCCGTAAAATGTCTCGTGTCTAAAAGTGTTGGTGTGTCACTTACTGAATACAATTTTGGGGTATTAACAGATAAAACCTTACTACCGGTTTTATTAAATTTAGCATCATTGTACTTTCTATTAGAAATATACAGATATTTTGATTTAAGCGGTATAAACACGTATTTTGGCAAAATTCCTTCATTGCTAACATATCGTTTTACTTGGTTATTTTCGTCTGTTATTGCTGATTTAGCAGCATAGGAATTTCCAAAACAATACGCATCTAATAGTATATACTGATTTACATATTGACTAACATCAACCTTAAAACAATTATAGTTATTTGAATTTTGCTCCGTAAACCGATTATCAAAATACTTATTATCATGCAGTTCTATGGATATTTCGCTCGGCTCCTGATTTGTAAGTAATACATCCCTCTTATATTCTTCTGCGTCTAAAGATTCCACTTCGGTAACATCTTCAATTAACACATACATTGCTTTTGTTCGGTCGATAACGTCGTTAAAACCTATACGTATTCTCTGATAGTCTTTTTGTGTTGAAAAGACTTGTGACTTTGACGAATGAAGAGAAGTAAGTTGTTCTTTAACACCCTCTGACGTATATCCATATATATTATTAGAACTATAATTGGATATATCCCCATTATATGTTACTTTATATTGTTTCCCCACCTCAATCATATAAGGCATATCAACTCCTATGTATTGGAGTGTTAATTTAATATATGCAGAATTTGCATTTGAACGTTCCTCTAACTCGGCAACTTTCGCTGCTGTTGTAATTCCCGCATCAAATTTAACCCAATAGCCATTTTTATTCGTAAGGATTAAAACTTGGTCAACCAATTTTATACTTCCAAAATTAGCATAAATTCCCGGTTCTGATGCAATATAAAAAACATTTTGGTCGGGCGTACCCGGATTTGTTGTTGGGGTCGCAATTCCCGCAAATGTTGCATTGCTTCCGACCGTTGAAATTATAGACAATAACGTATTTTGCATTATTTCCCCGGTAATTTCTTGATTCCCATTTGTTTTAATAACGTCGGAAACCGCTTGTTTTAGTTGTTCGTAATTTCCCATAATCTAATTATTTAATTGTTTTTAAAATCATTATTAAAATCGTCGTTAAAATCTCCTTTATTGCTTATAATATAGCCACGTCCTATTTTCTTCACGACGGTATTTGTTTTAAACTCAATTTCCACGCTCGCCAAATCCCCTTGCGTTTGCCATTTCGGGGTTATTAAAAACGTGTCGCAATCGTATTCCCTGCCGTATTTTATCAGGATTGCAAAGCATATAATGCAGATACTGCTATAAATCTAAAATATTCCCAATCCATTTTCATATTTCAGCATAATGTATATTATATTTGCCATTACTACTATATTCAATACATAACATTTCTCCTGTAAGAATGCTATTACTGTCAAAATTTGAAGATATACGACTTTCAAAACATAAACCCCATTCTGTATTATTTACATACATCATCCCAACTAAATGTAATGTAAAATATAAATTACTTATGTCTCGTATCATATTTTTTTTACCATCTCTAAAGTCTAATACATCTTGTATAGTTATTCCCGCAGCATTTATTTCATCCATATTCATCGTACTACCTGATTTTGCTTTAAAAGAATCAATATTGACCTTTAACAATGGATTATAAATATTTTGTATAGGCGCGTCGGTTGTTATGGTCATTACCGTAAACTTGCTATTAGTAATAACCAATTTAATATAACGTCTTACTACCGAATAAGTTTCCGGATTGGTGTACATAGTAGAGAAAACCAACTCCCCGTTATCATTATTACCACCTTGGAAATTACCTACCGTTTTCAGATTCCATACGATTAAGTCTTTTCGGACGTTGTTTGATAGCACGCTAACAAATATCTTCCTATTATCTCGTATAGGTCCTTGTATTACGTCTATATAGGAGCCTCCAATCATAGATTCTATTTGTGAAGCTATGCTTATCGTTTTTGTTCCGAACTCATCAGATTGCGTAAGTAAGTTATTAAGTACATATATATTCTTTGCTAAATTGTCAGCCTGTGTTGCAATCTCCTTAATTTGGTCTAAGAATACAGTAGTAACCGACCAATTAGAGTAATTTATACTTCCACCTACATTTGTTCGTGTAGCCTTTAAAGATATTACCTTTCGCCCCGTGGCTATTCCGGTAAATTCCAGTACTTGTTGTTGTTGTAGGTTTGTTCTTGCCAACGTCATAGGCACAAGTTCACTACTATTATTAAAATAGAAGAAACTTGTAATAGCTTCGCGATATAGTGACAAAGCTATAAGCCTATCTAAAATAACTTTATCACTATCCGAAAGTGCGCCATTATTGGTCGGGATAGCTTGCATATACATTCTAAGTTCATAGGCTCTTTGTGCCCATGACCAGGAACCCTCCGATTCAGTTCTAATTACTGATGCGTTAATAAATGAGCATGTTGTAGCGCCGACTTCTTCCTGATATTCAAAATATTGTACTTTAGTCTCGCCTGCTTCGGTGTATTGTGTTATACGCAACATGCGAGCTATCTGCGTATTTTGCGCACGGTACGTGCCTACATAGATATGTAGACCGTCTTCTATATTATTAAATACATCAAATTGGGCGTTTTTATTGAAATCGAAAGATTCATCTAATTGCTCTATTTCTACCCCTCCGCTATCCTTTAGAATATCCTGAATGCTTTTAGCGTTTGCAATACTTGTACCGCCATCGTACCCTCCGGCATCAACAAAATAGACTTTTCCGTTAGTTCCGTCTATAATCATAGCCGATTTACGCTTATCATTGCTTGAACCGATACCAAAATTAAACAGACCATTTTCGACCACTGCGTTATACTTACCGGCAACATGGCCGCCTACTTCTTCTGTCACTGTCCCCTGTCCTTCGGCATGAGAATTCATACCACTTGCTTTAGTAAGTTGTCCTTCGGCATGAGAATTTATACCACTTGCTTTAGTAAGTTGTCCTTCGGCATGAGAATTTATACCTAAAGCACTCGATTGGTATCCTTCCGCGTGAGAATTACTGTTTGTTGCTTTTGTATTATAGCCCTCTGTGTGCGAATCTAAACCACTTGCCACCGTTTTTTGGCCTTCTGCGTGGGAATAATCGCCGGACGCCCGTGTTTCACTCCCTTCGGCGTGTGACGCACCACCATCAGCCACAGTAATACGCCCTTCTGCATGCGAATTATTCTTGTTTGCATGGGTTTGGAATCCTTCCGCGTGGGAATAATCGCCGACCGCCTCCGTTTCTTGGCCTTCCGCATGAGAATTAACACCCCTTGCGTTAGTACGTAGGCCTTCCGCATGGGAATTATTTCCGACCGCCTCCGTTCCTTTGCCTTCCGCATGAGAATTATTTCCGACCGCCTTCGTTTCTTGGCCTTCCGCATGAGAATTAACACCGCCCGCTGTATTATTAACATAATCATTAAACACTTCACCGCCTCCTTTAGAAACGCCTATAAAAATAGGTGTAAAATTCCATGCTGTACCGTTTGTACTTGTTAATATACCAAGTTGATTAACAGTAATAGTTGTATTTCCCGAATTTTTAAAATTCGTATAAGTACCTACTTCGGTGGTAATATAGAATGAATTTCCTTCTACCACAACGGGAACCGTACTTTTTGTAGCAATGCCTAAGAATTGATACTCTGGTCCCAATGTGTCCACCATTGATAATAAAACCGCCTGAAGTACATTTCCGGTTATCTCATAATTGCCGTTTTCCTTGATAACAGCTTTTATACTCTCTTTGATTTGGTCGTATGCCATAACTTTTAATTTTAGAGGTTATTAAATTCGTTTTCGTTTGGTTTAATATTAAAGTCGTTATTAAAGTCGTTATTAAAGTCGCCACGAAAGACGCTACCTAATTTCTTAACAACTGTATTAGTTTGGAACTCAATTTCTACGGAGGCTAAATCGCCTTGCGTTTCCCATTTTGGCGTAAATAGGAACGTATCACATTTATATAAACGTCCGAAACTATCCCTTATACTAATATGGTCACTTAACCGGATTAAACGCATAACATCGCAAAGGTATTCCGGCGCAAGGATATTAAACCGATATACTTTTTCCGAAAGTTGTTTAATCGGAAAGAAATAACCGTCCCTTTCTTCGCCTTCTTCCTCAAATGTATAATCCGGCTTTCCTATTTCAGTACAGAAATAAACGCGGTTTCTGAACGTCGGGTTTCTATATACAATTATGCCAGCGTCACAATATAGCGTATCATCATCGTACCACTCTATTGATAGATAATTTTCAGAATCATTTATTATCGTAAATATGTCCGAATACCATGTATTAACGCCATCATTTAAAACGGCATAATACATTCCTATCGGTATTTTTTCCTGCAAGGGGAAATAAGCCGGATACACAATAACCTCCATTTTATCGGTATTTTCCGGCTTTGCTAATTGTAAGCCAGTTAGAACCATTTGTTCCGTTATATCCAAAACGAAAACCCCGTCTTTAGTATATAACTTAACGTTAGGGTTAAATACCTCGTTTGGCTTCCTCAATATCTGAAAGGGCAAAAGACTATGCGCAGGAGTAAATAACGGGTATATATTCCCGTAAGCATAACTTTTCCGGCTGTTTTGTCCGTCTATATTGTCGTACCACGGCAATACACTCAAATTATTATTTTCGTTCATATCTCCTCCGTATTAAATTTTAATTCGGCTTCCGCTGACCTACTCGACAAATTTACAGATAATTTGCTAATCTGACCATTTCCGACAAATGTTTTTATAATTCCGTTCGGGTTTATATCATCTTGCCCAATAGGGAATACTACTTTTTGTTTTTTCTTTCGTTCTATTCCCTTAACCGTGATTTCTTTTTCGTTGATTCTCGCCCGACGCGCTGGTAAATCATATATCCAGTATGTAGGCTGTAAATTCACAAAAGCAAGAAAGCCGTTTTGAAGCTCTGAAATCACATTATCAAACATTAAACTAACAAATGGTACTTTATATTGCCCGTCTACTAAGTTAGCCGCAAATATTGCGAAGCCGTCTTGACTTATATTATCAGGATTGCAAAGCATATAATCTATATCGGAAGTAAAATTAGACACCGTTATATCTTCTTTCTTATCCGCTTCTACATACTTACTTAATATCTCTATCGGATACCCGTTAAAAACTTTAGTGCAGTCGTCCATCCAAGAAAATTCATACCGTGAAGACATTTCCGGCTTATCAAACTTATACGAAGATTGGCCGAACGCAATCGGTTTATAATTCCGCTTGTTGGCGATTTGCGTTAAATCTAAAACCATCTCCGGCGATAAAACGTAACTACCACCGTTTTTAAAGTATAAAATATGCTCTATTCTTAATTTATCGTCCTCTATAAACCAATACAATTTATACGTATTTGCTAACATAGACATAATTTGCTGAAACGTAGTAGGTGCCTTTTGTGCCGGTGTATTATATATCCCGTTTATTATGTTAGATTTCGGCGTTATTAATAACGTCTGATTCGAGGTTCCTGTTATCGGGTTTGTCGTACCGTATAAAAATTCACTGTATTCACTCGTAGGAAAATGAGTAACGCCCGGCGCAATCTGACCCAACAAAACGGATATAACACTCCATAGTGGGAAATTGTCTGGCACTATATATTCTTTACGTCCGGACTTCTCGAAAATACTATCCCATACCGAAGAACTAAACCAAACGGATGTATTTAGCCATTTACTTTGCCCTAAAGGGTACATTTTGGCTAATGTAATAAGCACTGGAGGCGCGAAATATTGCCCCCATCCCGTTTTACCGTATTCCGTTGGCGTGTCTGAATAACGATTTGAGATATAAGCTATATCTACATCATACCCGATTGCATGAGTATAATTTTTATTATTCCCTACAAAATCATCCGTAGGAATCGGCTGCGTTGTATTGCCTGATATTGTTTCTACATCGCATATTAAACGGGCATATATACTATAAGAATACATATAGCCCTTTAATGTGCCTACCATTCCACTACCTTCTTCCGGCGTAAGCGTAAATTCTAAGGTATCTAATATTGGCGTACGGCCCTGTATGTCTTTCTCAAAATAATATAGCCTCATATTATCCGTGGTCCGGACTAATGCTATTGCAACCCTATTAGTTAACGGTCCTATTTCGCTATATCGTATGTGCAACCGATAAGTATTCAAATAAGGGTGCGACAAATCACCTTCATAAAAAACCGGAGTCGCGTCGTCAGGGTCTAATATCTGCATATTCCCGACATAATTACGGCCTAAATCTTCTAAAGCACCCCCTTCGGCGGACAAATCTATTTCCTTTAATAGCTGTGTGAAATAAAACCAATACTTATTTTTTAAATCGCTTCTATTGTCCACCGCCGTTAATACGTCCTGCTCCCACGACATCCCCGATATAAAACATGAAATCTTATCATCGCCGGGAAGGTAGACTTGAATAATCGGGCGTTTTGTGATAGTTAGGCTTTCGATTTCCGGCGTTAAGGGAATTAAATCGTATTCCTTCTCGAATCCGGCTAATATATCGTTATACTCATCGAATACGTCGGGTTTAACCTCTACTGTCATATCGTCTAAACTTATGGTACAGTCGGTTTGCATGAATTTTCCCGACCAATATTTCTCCCAACTTAACCCCAAATCGTTAGATTTAATGATAGTGACATAATACACCGTAGAGAAATCACACGCCATTATAAATTTATAATCGTCAAAAGTGTAAGTTAACTTTCCGCTTAACTTTTTCCTATAAAATTGCTGCGAAGTCTCTAACTCATACTCTAAGTTTAAATCGTCTTTATATACCGGCTTTGTGTATTTGAATGATGCTTTTAAAACGGCCTTATTTCCATCCATTCTTTGCGATACGACTATGATTTGACAACCGTCCGGTACATCTACCGTTAAATTGAAGTTTGCATCTGAAATGGAGGTTCCGCTCCCTTTCATAAACTTTTGTAGATGTACATCAAAATACATTGCATATCCTTGCCGGAAACGGTTATAAGAACCTATAATGTTTATACGCATTCCGGCTGACACCGGAAAAACGTATAAATCGCTGTACATATCAGTAATCACGCTACCGCTCGCGCTTATGGAGCTATCTTTAATAACATATAACGGCTCCATTTCGGTTAATTCGGGGTTATATCCGTATTCTTGATAATCTACCGAAAGCAAGAATTTATATATAGGGTTTATCATCTTAATTTCCTTGTTAAGTTCTTATATTCAATTATAATTCTCCCGTCTTTATCTAAGTATGTACGCCTTTCGCCTTGTTTCTTTATTGCGTTTACGTCCCTTTCTAATTTGCTTAAATCCGCACCGGAACTGGCACCAATAGAAATCAGGTCTGCCCCTTTGTATGCGTTTAGATACTTATGCGCAAACGTCCCGTTATTCATAGAGTTTATCACGTCCGGAATATATCGACGGAAACGGCGCGAATTTCGTTTGTTTATCACGGCAAAAAATTCGCCGCCTTCTGCCCTGCGTCGTGTACCATCCGGTTTTTGCCCTAAATCTATATCGTTTCCGGATTGATGGCTACCACCTTGCAAAAGTTCAACAGTTCCTTCGCCATACGTTTCAGTACCTGAATTTTTCGCCATTTGTGCAGCCTTTATCTTAGATGCAGCAAAGCTTCCCCACATTACAGCAATAGCCGGAATCGCGCCCCATATACCCAACTGCCGCCAGATTAATGCGGTTGCCGTCACAAGCGAGCTAATTTGCTGTGCTGTGTCTATTGCTTGCTGCTGACGTTGTGCCTTTTGTTGCTCTTTCAAGGCTTTTTGTTCGTTCTTTTTGGCGTCTTCTAATTCTTTTTGTGCATAAGCTACATTTGATGCGTATCCGTTTGCCCTTGCTTGTAATTCAGCCTCTAATGCCGTTTGCGCGGATTCTACTTCCTTTTGTGCCGCTTCTACCGCCCTATTTGCCGCATCAACTTTAGCCTGCGCCAACGTATTCAACGCCTCTATGGCATAAGACACAGAAGTATTTATGGCTTCCTTTTTGTCATCATTCAGATTAAGCCCTAAAATACTATATATATCCTGCGTTTTATCTTTCTTTTTTGATTCCTCGATTTGCTGGTTTATTCGTTCTATTTGGTTTTCTATCGTTTGTACCTCAACATCAGACATTTTAACCGCTGCCTGCTGATTTAATTCTAAAATCTTATTTAGCCTGTCTTTTTCAGCTTGCAGCCGGAATTGTGTTTTCTTTTCTTCCGTTGTCTTTAGTAAATCAAACTCGCTTTGTGCAAGTGCCTGTTGTTGGTCAAAAATACGCAGTTCCGCTTGTATCTGCTTGTCGGCGTATTCCTGAATTAGAGCCGTTCTTTGTGTATCGAATCCGGCATTTATCGCGACGGTATCTTGTCTCTGTCCGGCAGGCTTCTGTTGGTTTTGAAGTTGCGCTGTTTGGCGTTCATTTTCCAAAAGTTCCAACCTTAAAGCCTTTTCTTCCTGTGTGCCCGCTTTAATGGCTTGTAGGCGCAATTCAATACTTTGCTTTTGTAGTTGCAATTCTTGCAACTGTCGCTGCTGCTCTATCTTTAGCAAATCATTCGTTAAACGTTGCTCCAGCACCAATATAGTAGCATTTATAGTTTCCTTTTCTGATTCTGTGATACTTTTTTCGGTCTCTAATTGGTGCGTTAAATCTTCTATTTGGCGTTTATATTGGTATTCTGTTTGCTTACGCCTTTTTTCCCATTCGTCGGCCTCTAATTGTAGCTGTGCATCTTGTAATTTTCTTGTAGCCTCTAAATTTCTTTTATAGGCCGCCTCCACTTGCTTTGCTTGCTTATTCGTATCAGTACCGCCAGTTTTAACCGAGGGCGTTTTAGTCGTTACCGCAGCCGTCGTTTTCGTTGATGTGTCCGGCGTACCCACATTAACCGGAATGGTTAACGGTGGTATCTTCTTTTGCATCCGGTTTATGCCATTATTAAGGCTTTCCGCAACATCTTTTATCTCTTTATTGATTAGGTCGCTAAAGGCTGTCCCGAACTCCGTAAAGCCTTCCTTTACCCCGTCCCAATCTAAAGAGAATGCAGATTTGAATATTTTTCCGGCGGCTTGTATCATATCTATTAAAGCCCCGAAAAGATTCCCTATCGTGTTAAATACCGTCTTAAAGACTTCCGGAAGAGCCACTACAAACGCTCTAAATAGATTGCTTTCATTGTATAGCTCAATGAAATAATTTATCAAAGAAACGACACCTTTTATCAAGGCCGTTAAGCCCTGATTAATGAACACCTTTATAGAGGTTGTAAAGCCCTCAAAGCTGCCACCCGTAGCATCAAACAAACCTGCTAAAGCGTTTTGTAGTTCAATCTCGCTTTGTAGTTGTTCTTCTTGCAACCGCCCTAATTCGCCGGCCTTGCTTTTTACCGTATCTAAATCGATAGATATATCTTTTAATGTCCGAAGGTATTGTAACCCTGCATCCTCGCCGGGACCGCCGAAAATATCCGCTATTGCCGTTCCCACACTTTGTGCGCTGTCCGGCAATTCGGCCAACTTTGCGGAAACTTCCTGCATTACCTGAAACGTTGTCTTTGCGCCGGTCTGCAAGTCCTTTTGTACTTGTGTGGATGAAATGCCGATTCCATCAAGCGCGGCAGCGGTTGCCGTTGTCATTTCGCGTAACCGCAAATTACCCTCCTTTATAGCGTCTACTCCCTTATCAGAGAAAATACCGGCCTTATTGGTTTCGGCTACAATAGCTACAAACTGACTTGCGGATATTCCGGCCTCCTTAAAATACGCAGGATATTCTTTCAACGTATTTAAAAACTCGCCGTTTGCATCCCCACCCGCTATAAAACCGTCTTGTATTAATTGTATTGCTTCGTCTGCTGATATACCGAATTGTTTCGCTAAAGCATTTGCGGAAATAAGCGTTTCTTTGAAATCAGCGTTAAAAGTGTCGGCTACTGCTTGCACTTGATTTCGGAACGCCTTTAAATCATCGCCGCTTTTTCCCGTAAATTGTTGGGTTAATCTTGTAGCCTCTACTAATCCGGCGTTATAATCGTACCAAAACTTAAACGCCACACCGGCTCCGGCGATTCCGGCTATTGCTAAAAATACGGGATTTGTCATTAAAGACATTAGGGTATTTCCTAAAGCCTTTGCGCCGTCGGACATTGCGGCAAACACCTCCTTACTTTCATTGCCGCCACGGCCTAAAGCTAAAAGACTCTCCCCAAAAGAATTATTAAGCCCTAAAGCCTCTTTTAGCCTATCCGCATACGAAATAATTGCGTCGGAAGCCTCCGTATAATTACCAACGTTAAGATTGGTTTTGCCGGTGGACTTCTGATACTCATTCATAGCTTTATATAGTTCACGGGTTTTTGTTATAAGCCCCTCTTTTGCTTCGGCCTCCTCGCGTTCGGCCTTGGTCATATTGTTAAGGTAGATTTTATTCAATGAATACTGCGCCGACAAACGATTATAACTACCTTCTGCGGACTGATTCAGCTTTATAACAAGTTTGTTTATTTGGTTGGCTTCTGTCTTTGCGAGATTAAGCTCCGCAATTTTTTTAGCCGTTTCACTTTCAGCGAAAGCAAGTTCTTTTTGTGCTCTTGCTAACCGGTCTGCATCTTCCGCGCTCTTTTTCGTTTTCTTTCGTCCGTCTTCTGTCGCGCCGGATACCTTTTCCAATTCTTTGGTTAACTGTATTGCTTCCGTCCGGATATTCTTTAATGCGTTCGTATATGTATCCGAAAGTTCATCGAGTTGTTTTATAAGCTCTGTTATTGAATTGTCAGGGCTTACCAAATCGGAGTATTTAATTGCGTCGTTATCTGCCATGATTCTATAATTTTAATTTTGCTCAAATTTTAAATATAAGACGTGTTTTCATTAATAAGGTAGTATCACCCCACAACAAAGATAAAAACGCCCCTATCGCGATTATTTCGCCTTACTTCGGCGTTTTAAGTCTTTGACCATCTCCTTAATGTATTCAAAAGCGTTATAATATGCCAGTACTGACATATTTTTCGGGTCTGTATGTAAATGCTGCGACAACATTAAGCACATCTTTTCAAACTGTTTATCTTGCTCTATCTCTACACTATCGGAACCGGAAAACGATTTAGGATTAAAGTACGTTATTAACTCTGCCGTTATATCGTCTATTTCCTTTTCTCTCTCTGGCTTGCTTCCACCGTCTATAATGGTTTGTAGTATTAGAACTGTACGCCGCTTTAATTGGTCATAATATTCTTTTACCGTTGCATCATCGAATAAACGGGGGAAATATATTTGCAGCTCCCTATCTATTTTTTTTTTGACCGCTTCGATTGAGGCGGCTAAATCCTTATACGGGACATCGGCGAACATATCCACTATCTTTTTTAACCCCTCATCTGAAAGGTCGTCACATGGTTTGCCGTCTATGCTTTTAACCAATACGGCAAAGGCCAAATTTCGCGGCGATACGCCCGATTGAATAAAGTACACATTTTGGCGTATATTTTCAAGCTCTGTAATAGCCTGCTTATTGTCATTCTTTGCCAAAAAGGCGGCAATACGCGAAATATGCTTATCAAAATCCGCTATATCCGAACCTATACCGGCATCGACTAAAAGCATTTTATTATACTTGTGGAATCGTGTAACCGGAAGATTTTCTATATCATCGTAAACCTCAATAGTTTTACCGGCTAATTTTAATGTCTTCATAACATTTTACGTGTTAATGCGGTTGAAAATACGGGGATTAAAAGGAAATAACCCTCCCCTAACATTATAGCAAATAAGACAGCGAAAAAACACCCCGTCCACCATGAGAGGCAGAAATTACACTGAAACATTTCACTAAAGAAATCATTTCCATGTACCTGCACATATTCAATAACACCCCATTTTTGCAAAAGCAAAAGAACAAAAGCGGCGGCAAACGCTACTAATAGCGTTGCCACCGAAAACACACCTACAAACAAAAACAAATTTATCATAACTCTATATTATACATGTTTCAGTAACCTCCATAATGCCTTCAAATCTGAATCCCCCATAAGGAGCCATTAAAAACTGATTATCCACTTCATCCAACGAAAACCCCCTATATATGTTTTCTGCAAGCTCGTAGATTCTATTTATTTCTATCCGGCCATCCTTTAGCCAAAAACCGCCGTTTAAGACATCTAATATATCGCGCTTAATCCTTTCTTTGTTCCGCGTATTGGGG